AAACATCTCCACCACCTAAATATCCTCTAGATGTATTTAAACTACCCCCACTTGACCATGATCCAAGAGGAGCTCCGCCTGTGTTTACAGTTTTAAATTGTCCTGTTGTGGAGTTGTAGTAAAAGTCTCCAGTAATCGCGTTAGCATATCCTTCTGCAGGTGTTGTTGATGGATCTAAACCTGTAAAAGACCATTCTTCTGTATTACTAACCCCTGTGCTTCCATTGTAACCACCAAAGGCCAATGCTGAAGTGCTATTTGCTCCAGTCCCACCTATGGAATTTCTAGCAGTCGCCAAATCATTTACCTCTGTCCAACTACTGCCATCCCAAGATTCAGTATTAGCAGTTCTTCCTGGAGGTATAGTTCCTCCAAAAGCTAAAGCAGAAGTAGAAGTGTTATCACTTCCTCCTAAATATCCTCTAGCTGTATTTAAATCTGATACTTCAGTCCAACTAGAACCATTCCAAACTTCAGTGTTTGCAACATCTGTAGTGGTGTATCCACCAAAAAATAAAGCTGCAGGTTGTAGCCCTGAGGCTGCTCCTGCATTTCTTGCGGTATTCACATCTGCAATTTCAGTCCATGAAGAGCCGTCCCAACTTTCAACTTTAGTTTGTCCAGGATTAGGACCTCCAGCGATTCCTAAAGCTGCTGTTTGAGTTCCTGTTCCTGTTATAAGCTGTCTTGCTGTAGTTAAATCTCCAACTTCTGTCCATGCAGAACCATTCCAACTTTCGTTAAGTGCTGAATCACTAGGTAGAGATGGATGAATACCACCAAAAGTTATACCCGCAGTGTTATCAGCTCCTGCTGAACCTGTATTTCTTCTCGCTTGATTTAAATCGGCTACTTCAGTAAAAGCTGTGCCGTTATAACTCTCTGCATTACCATAATAACTACCTCCATTATTACCACCAACAGCTAATGAAGATGTTTGCGTTCCAAATCCTGAAAGATTATTTCTAGCTTGATTTAAACTACCACCAGATGACCAAGATCCTGCATAAGGATTATCTGCCAATGCTTGTGCATATGGAACCGGATCTTCTGTACGGGTTTGAACTTGAAACCCCTTTATACCTTTATATTCAGACATAGCTATTATTTATCCTTTAATAGCCAACCTTGAGTCGAGTCTACGTAAACCAATGTAAAACCAGCTCTCTCGGTTGACACTGTTAAATCTGCTGCAGAACCCTGTATGTTGTGTGAGTTTCTCCCAATAGTTAAATTGTTTGTATCAAACGTACCTGCATAATCTATAAAACTTATTTCATCACCAATCGATGCTGATCCCGGTAATGTTGCTGTGAAAGCTGCTGATGTTGTATTACAAAAATATCCTTCACCTGCCGCTGCAGTAAAACCAGAAGTTTTTACAGCTTGCCAAGATGTTCCACCAGATACTTCAGCAAAAGATAATTGACCAACACCTGTTGTGCCTGATCCTGATACTGATGCTACTTTTAAAAATCTATCTGCTGTGACATTACCTGTTGGAAAAATAAGAGTGTAACTTTGATTTGCCGAGTGTGCAGGGGATTGAAGTTTAATACCATGAGAATTTTGTTCACAATTAAGTTGTATTGTTCCAGCATTAGTATTACCACTGACTTCAACAAGACCTGTTCCGTTTGGTGTCGCTGTAATATTTCCATTTGCACCATCTGTAATTGTGATTGTTCCTGAGTTTGTTCCGCTATTTGTATCTAAAACTAAATCATATGCACCACTTGAAGTTAGAGTTGCTGCTGCAGCTCCTGTTCCAATTTTAGTTTCACCAGTTCCTTTTGGAATAATGGCTACATCTATATTAGAATCTCCTCCAGTTGCAGATATACTAGGCGCATTACCTGTTGCAGCATTTGTAATATCGAATTGGTTTACTGCAGAACTGGTTGTTTGAAATATTATTTGTTCGTTTCCGTTTTCATCATTAATTCCATGTGCATCATCAAATGCTATGTTAAAACTATTAGTGTCTAAATCACCACCTAATTGAGGTGATGTATCATCAACAACATCTCCACCCGTTTGCACTTCTATAATATCTGGGTTAGTTCCATCATTTGCTGCTGCAAATACTATTGCAGTTTTTTTATTTGTTGCTCCAAAAGTAAATGTAGATCCTGAACCAGATGCATATTTAAATTGGACTGTGTATGCTCCTGAAGTTGAATTTCTTAAAATATAAAAAGTTTGAACGTCTAAGGGTATTGTTACAATTTGATTTCCTGTAATAGTTCCTGTAAAATCAATCATTCTATGTGCAAGAGTTGCACCAGTTGATCCATCAGAAACTGATAATGCTGTTGTTTGTGCTCCGCCTGCAATTGATTGTGCAGTAAATCCACCAACTATTTGTTCTATAATCTGTAAATTTGTATTAGTTTTTGTCCCCCATGTACCGGCGTTTTCACCAGTTGCTTGAAGTTCAACACCTAGTGGTGTGTATGTTGATGCCATATTTTATCTCCTATGCAGCGTCACTATAACTTGTATTTGATCCAGATGCAACATCCGAATAAGAGTCATTCGAACCTGTTGAAACATCACTATAAGATGTATTTGAGCCAGTGTCAACATCGCCATAAGCGAATATATTTACAGTCCCAATATTTGTAGTTATTGACTGACTTGGTAATCCAATAACAATATCAGTTAAAGATATAGATCCAACACTAGCGCTAAATGACTGACCTGTTAACCCTAATGCCTCTTCAATTGTTAAAGATCCTACACTAGCTGTTGCACTTAAGCTTGAAGGTTGAGCAAGAGCACCTCCTAATCCAACTATAGACCCCAAACTAAATGAAGCTGATACACCTGATAACTGAACTACATCATTTGGTATTGTAACACTACCAAGACTAGCACTAAATGATTGACCTGTTAATGTTGCTTCTTGTGAAGATATACCCTGTGCAGTTCCTTGACTAAATGTTGCTGATACACCAGAAAGTATTGCTGTTTCATTTGGTGCTTTTGCAGTTCCTTGACTTGCAGTAAATGATTGGCCTGATAGACCAACGGTCATATCATTAACAGTTGGAGATCCAACAGAACTTGTTGCAGATTGACCAGTTAATCCAACTTGCATGTCCACTACAGATACTGAACCAATAGAGAAAGATGCAGATAAACTTGTTTCTAATACGACAGGAACAAAAGCTTCACCTTGTGATGATGTTATTTCAAAACTTGAAGGTGTAATTATTTGATCAGGTACATCTACTGAACCAATACTAGATGTGATGGATAAACCTGTTGGAAGTGCAATAGCATCTTTAAGCTCACCCCATTCACCATCATTCCAAGCTTGTGCACCCCAACCTGTTTTTAAAGTTGTGTCTGCGTTCCAATAAGCTTGGCCCCAGGTAAACCGGCCCCATCCTGAAGACACCGACATGGTCGGCCTCCTATGCTAATCTGATGATCGCGTTACTTGCGTCGGCTGTTGGAAACTCGATTTTAAAAGTTCCGTTACTAGCTGTTTTATCACCGCCAAATGCAATTACACAAACAGCATCAGTTGTGCTTGAACCACCATCTGTTGTTGTATTGTAAATTAATGCACCATTTGCAGTAAAAGATGCAGATGAATAAGTTACATCTGAAAAATCTGTAAATGCTGTTGTTGAAGATAATGATACTCCAGAGTTCGTAAGAGTCGCTCCACCTGCAGTATATGCCGAACCTGATGTATTAGTAATTTCTTCTGAAGTTGAATAGTCTGTTGTAGCGGCACCCAAACTTGCATCACTATCAAATAATGCAATCTTAAAAGTGTGACCACCTGAAGATTCAAAACTGTGTTTACCTTGTAAAAGTTCTTGTTTAAAACTTGAACATATTGCTGATGATATCGCCATAATTTATTCTCCTACGGGTTTGCTGAGTTAATTGGTATTCTGACTGCTCCATCTGTGTAGTCATCTCTTCTTCGTCTTCCAACCTGCTCGTTAGCAAACTTCTGTACTTCTTCTTTATACTTTCTTTCGTACAAAGTCAACATATCTGCAGGGCCTTTTAAAAAACTATAAGCTTCAGATAAACAGCAATATAGTAATCCATTTGGAAAATTAAGACTAATATAATTAGTATTATCACCCTCTAATAAAGCTGGAGCAGCGTTAAAATGCACTCTAAATCTATAAGTAGTGTTAGGTGTGGGAGCCACAAATATTCTACCTGATGTAGTATCAGATTCTCCTGTAGCACCACCAAACATAGCGTAGTATTTAGGTTGACCTTGAGCTGCTGATGTTCCTGTAATATCTTGATACTCTTGAAGATAAGTTACATCTTTTTTTTCTAACCATCTATTAGCTCCTGTAATCTCAGATCCTGCTGTATCATAAACTTGTATACCTCTAATAAATACAGCTCCTGCAGGACAGTTGATAGATTCCTGACCAGCAACAAAATTACCTAATTGTTGTTTTCTATCTGCATCGATAGGAACATCTCTAAAAATTCTATATTGTGCATTTAAAATTATATTTTCTAAAACAGAATCAGATAACACATTAGAATCAACTTCTGTGTAACTTCTTATTTGTGTTTTTAATCCTGATGCACTTAATCCTGCCATTATGCTACTATAGTTACTGGTCCAGCGGACGCAGATCC